ATATATTAACGGTCAGGGTAATGTCGGTATAATTATTCCTGCTAACACTTTTATAGCTACGCTTCTGGGTGCAGAAATGGCCCTACCTGAGGCAGAGTTTGTTCTCGTAGATTGCGACAATCACTATCAAATAGATCCGCTTCTTTTAGAGGAGGCTCTGACGGAAAATAGGGGCAAGTGGGATGACTGTATCATTATTCCGGTCCATCTTTATGGACACTCCTGTGATATGGAGGCCGTAATGGGCTTGGCCGAGAGGTTTAATTGCTGGGTTGTAGAGGATAGCTCTCAGGCTCATGGGACAAGGGCTAAGATTGGTGATAGCAGCCCTATGGTTGGTTCAATAGGACACCTATCGGCATTTTCAATGTACCCAGGTAAAAATCTGGGAGCAGCCGGAGACGCTGGAGTAATTACTACCAACGATTCGGTTCTGTATGAATCTATACAAAAACTAAAAAACTGGGGGTCTAGGGAGAAGTACCACTATGATTTCAAAGGCTGCAATAATAGATTAGACTCTATACAAGCAATAGTAGTAGACGAAAAATTAAAATACCTAGACCAGTGGAATGACATGAGAAATCTTGTCGCTAAAAAGTACCAAGAAGGACTAAGGGACAGCGGTGTTATTCTTCCGCAAAAAGCAGACTATTGCGATAATCAAACTCATCACATATATCCTATACGTATTAGCGTTTCTGACCGCAGTAGGCTAATGGGGTTCCTTGGGAGCTGCGAAATACAATGCGGAGTCCATTACCCTGTTCCTATCGAAATAACCTCCATTTATGGAAACAACGGCTGGTATAATAAAAAGACTAGGCTTTTTTCCCAGCAAATGATTAGCCTTCCCATGCATCCATTCCTTACAGATGAAGACATAAGTCGCGTAGTTAACACTGTAAATAAATACTGCTCGCTAAGAGGCAAGAGCCTTAAAGTTAGTGGATAAAAACCCGCGATCTCTGTAGAAGCGGATTTTCTTAGGGGTATAATACAACAACCATGTCCAATAAATTACCAACATTATATCAAGAGTTCATTCACTTATCGAGATACTCCAGATGGCTACCCGAGGAGAGCAGAAGAGAGACTTGGCCGGAGACTGTCGGGAGATATTTTGATTTCTTCTCGGAACATCTTGAAGAGGAGATGGGACACAAGGTCAGCCTAAAAGAAAGGGCTGAACTGGAAAGTGCCGTTCTAAACTTGGAGATAATGCCTTCAATGAGAGCGCTTATGACGGCTGGACCCGCCCTGAAGAGAGATAATGTGGCAGGTTACAACTGCGCTTATGTTTCGTCTGCAAGGGTAAGGTCTTTTGATGAAATACTATACGTTTTAATGTGCGGAACTGGAGTTGGCTTTTCTGTCGAGAGAACTTTTGTTGAAAGGCTTCCGACAATTTCAGAAGAATTTGAGAAAAGCGATACCACTATAGTTGTCCAGGACTCCAAGATAGGCTGGGCAAAAGCCTATAAAGAGTTGTTTAGCCTGCTTATTGGGGGACAAGTCCCAAAATGGGACACTAGTAAAGTGAGGCCCTACGGCGCCAGGCTGAAGACTTTCGGTGGACGAGCAAGTGGCCCAGAGCCTCTGGAGGAGCTGTTTAGTTTTACCGTCGATATGTTTAAAAGAGCAAGGGGCCGAAAGCTTACCTCAATAGAATGCCATGATATCATTTGCAAAATAGCAGAAGTTGTTGTGGTTGGCGGAGTGCGAAGATCTGCCCTCATTTCCCTTTCAGACCTAACAGACGACAGGATGAGAGAGGCTAAGAGCGGACAATGGTGGTCTGCTGACCCACAAAGGTCCTTGGCTAACAACTCAGCCTGCTATAAGGGCAGACCAGAGATAGGCACATTTATGGAGGAGTGGATCTCCCTCTACAAGTCAAAAAGCGGAGAGAGAGGCCTTTTTAATCGCCAGGCCGCTAAGAATCAATGCGAAAAATTTGGAAGAAGAGACTCGGGGTATGACTTTGGTACGAACCCTTGTTCTGAAATTATACTAAGAGATCGAGAATTTTGTAATCTTACAGAAGTTGTAGTAAGGGAGTCAGATACTCCTGATGACTTATTGAGAAAAGTTAGGCTTGCCACTATTCTTGGCACTTGGCAATCCACCTTGACTAGCTTTAGGTATCTTTCTAGCGACTGGAAAAAGAATTGCGAAGAAGAACGGCTGCTAGGCGTGTCTATGACGGGTATTATGGATAACGATTTTACTTGCGGGAAAACCAAGGGCGTAGAAGATCTTCTAGAGAAGCTCAGGGCCAAGGCTGTCGACACTAACAAAAAGCACGCTAAAACTTTAGGTATAAATGAATCAGTTGCTATAACTTGTGTCAAGCCCAGTGGAACCGTTTCCCAATTAGTAAATGCAGCTTCCGGCATTCATGCGAGGCATAACCCTTATTACATTAGAACAGTGAGGGCAGATCTAAAAGATCCTCTGTGTCAGTTTATGGTTGACAAGGGCTTTCCGTACGAGCCGGACGTCATGAAGCCTCAGCATACTGCAGTTTTTTCTTTCCCCATGAAGGTGCATAAAAAGTCGATTTGCAGAAAGGATACGACGGCAATTGATCAATTGGAACTCTGGTTAATCTATCAGCGCCATTGGTGTGAACACAAGCCGTCTGTTACTATCACAGTCCGAGAACATGAGTGGATGGAGGTGGGAGCTTGGGTATGGAAGCATTTTGATGAGATCTCTGGGATCTCCTTCTTGCCAATGTCAGACCACAGCTACAAGCAGGCTCCGTATCAGGACTGCTGTGAGTCTGAATATAAAAAATTATTAAGCCAGCTTCCAGACAAGGTTGACTGGACAGAATTAGGAAGCTATGAAAAAGAAGACAACACATCCGGTTCCCAGACATACGCTTGTTCTGGTGGGTCGTGCGAAGTTGTAGACATAACAAGCGAGTAATGATGATTAAAAAAGATATAAACGTAGAAATAGTACTCAACTCTAAAGCTAAAAAGCTAGGGTATCCTCGGTATGCTACTCCCGGATCTTCTGGGGTGGATTTAATGTACAGTGGAGTTGGCGAGACAATAAAGCCTGGGGAGATAAAGCTCGTTAAGACTGGGGTTAGCATGTCAATACCAGAGGGATTTGAAGGGCAGATAAGGCCTAGGAGTGGATTGTCTCTTAAGCACGGCATAACCGTCCTAAACTCCCCAGGGACAATAGACAGCGATTACAGGGGGGACGTTGGTGTTATATTAATTAATCTAAGCGAGTACGGCTTCGATTTAAAAAACGGAATGAGAATAGCTCAGATGGTTTTCTGCCCAATTGTTCATGCCGATTTCAAAGAAAAGGACGACTTAGAGGAGACCGTTAGGAGTGGCGGAGGTTTTGGTCATACCGGACTACAATAAGTGTATAGACTAACGGGGTTACCAATGAATATAGACACATACCTCGCAGCTAATAAGACAGAACTTTTATCTCTGTTTGGCCAGATACACTATGGCCGACTTTTGGAGACTTACATAAATCCAGAAAAATACAAAGGGGGTGAGTTTACAAAATCATGCTGCTTAGATACGATAATCTTTTACAGAAGAAGCGGCATGGACTTAGATTTTCCTATACAAAAACCCGAAAAAATAACAGACGTGGACAAAAAGCTTTCCCAAGAGTTGTATATCATAACTCTATGCGAAGAGGAAGTCAAAAGAGGCTCACTAAAGCGGGCTGGGTTTAGATATTCCCCAGTCGGTGGCTATAATATTCCTAATATACCTAGCCGGAAAAAATATATAATCCCACCCTCAGGAGCCTGAAATGCCATTGTATGATTTTATTTGTAAAGAATGTAATATAAAAACAGAATTCTTCCTTGGAATGGAAGAAGAAAGACCCGAGGACTGCTCAGAGTGCGGAAGCAAAACCTGTTTATATCGGGATTACTCTGGAATAAACGTCCTGGAAGATATGAGTAAGCCAAAGACGATAGGGGCCATTGCTGACGCTAATACTGAAAGATTGGTAAAAGAAGGAAGGCTCGATAAAAAAGTTTTAGATTGGGAGGCTAATAAGAAGAAAAAGAACGAGAAAGCGTCTAGAATGAATGAGCTAGCGTCTATGAGTCCGACGCAAAAAAGGAATTATATTATGACAGGGAAAAAAAACGGATGAGCATAACTAAAAAAGAATACGACGAGGCCGAGTTTAAGGGCATCATATACACTTTGATGTGCGACACTACGGGAAATAAGATGCTGGATATTTTAGCAAGAGATGAAGATGTAGAAAACGCCCCCGTTACATCGGTAGATGTAAAATGGGTGCCTACTCATTTAGGATCTGGTTCTGGAAAGCACTCTCTTTCCGGTCTACTATCCTATGGACCTGTTGATAGCCATGGGCAAAAAACAGAAATCTTAGACATGAATGCGGAAGAAAACGAAGAAGGGGAAATGCAGATTAAGGTGTACGTCTCTCCGGTCTTTGAACAAGAACAAGAAGGGGTCGAGGACGAATGAATTCTGAATCTTTATATTTTAACAAAAATGGCGAGCCGTGCAATAGTTCTGAAGATTGGGTGGCTAGGAAAACCGAGTTTTCAAATAGCGGACGATATTTTGTAAGGGCAGATCGTATAACCAGAAGGCTCTTTAACCCAAACATTCATCGAACGCCAGACCTAGAAGGAAAAAGATCTGGAAGACCTATTTTTAGCACGGAAGAGGTTTCATTAAAGTGCTTTAGTGACTATATAGAATTTCTAGAAACACATAACGACTTGATGTATAATAAAGCAAACTCTTACAGGAGATAAGAATGGCTAGGCCAAAAAAATTAACAAAAGCAAAAGTAAAACCGATAGTAGACAAGATCGAGACAGTTATTTCGGAATACGTCACACTAGATAGCGACGTGGAGTCAATAGTCTCCTCTATCAGGAGTTCGTTGGATGAATATGTCCGCACGCAGAATAACGATAATAGAAACGACATTCCAGAAGAAATAGCAAAGCTTAGCGGCGTTGTCGACTCTCGTAATCTAGCACGAACAGGCGCCTCGGTTAATTCTGAGGGATTTCACGTTAGGACAAAAGGCTCATCGGAAAAAGCTGACGGCGTAAAGGGTTTATAATTTGAAAGACTCCTTAAGTCCTAATCTAGACCAAGGGTGGGCGGTATCTTTATCAGACGGAAGGGAGTTTTACGATTGGGACCGAGAAACCAACAGTGGTAACCCCTCCTGGTTTGAGCTTTCTGATTTAATTAAGTCTGAAGAGGACCTTGAGATAGTCTCTATGAGAATCTTTTACAGGCCTAATTTTGGAGACAATGGAGAGTTCGCTGGAGCAGGTGTTCCAAAAAATAATGCCGATGGGTATTTTTTCTCCAAAAGAGTTTCGGCAGTAGTAGGCGATTCAAGCTGTTCTGGCGAGAACTTTGGTGCCGGCTATCTAGAAGATGATAAAGTTCGCATAACTTGGTTTAATAATAGAGTCCAAGCGCTAGAATCTGAGGTGCGCAATCGTGAAGACTGCGGCTTTGGATTAATAGTGAACAATGAATAATAAAGAATTCGACAGTATATTTTCGCCTAGGAAAAAAATCGATATATCCTCGCATATCACGGAGGTTTTATTGAGTAATAAAATAGAATGGGTCAACAAGAAGAATGGGCAAGACAACAAGCCTAGGTGTGATTTTTGGTCCAAGGAAAAGGCTGACTCGAATCCTGAGTTCAAGCAGCTGCAAAAAGACTTCCGATTAGAAGTCACATACATTAAAAACCTTTTGAAGATATTCAGTTCCATTACGGTATTAAAATACGTCAAGGACAGGGGACTAATTACCCTTAGGTATCTTACGCTTGATAAGCAGAAAACAGTGATATACAATATGTTTCAGGAGGAAATTAAAAAAATCAAAGAAGACAAGGTTAGTAAAAAAAGTAAAAAGACAGTGGATCCCGAGCTTAACTTCTCAAAGAGAGAGTCTAAGCCTACAAACATGAGTGGAATATAATGGCCAAACGAAACGAGATAAAACTAGATAATTTCCTAATACCCTCATCCTTTCTAGAGGAGAAGCAGGGGCGAATTTTTAACACATGCCTATCCATGGACATTGCTCTTTCTGGTGGAATTCCAGAGGGGATAAGCGTTCTGTTAAGCGGCAAGCCAAAGGTTGGTAAAACCACCCTAGCTTTACACTATGTTCAAAAATGCCATATGACCGACCCTGATAAGAAGTGCTTTTTCTTTGATGTTGAAGGTAGGCTTCGAACCGAGCTTCTTGATTGTTTTCCGAATATCAATAAGGATAATTTAAGTATCATAAGGTCTAACGACTCTAAGATTCTAACGGCAGAGGATTACCTGAATCTAATTTATGAAACCCTGAAAGATTATCCCAAGTGTATTTGTATACTAGACTCTGTTGCTGCACTGTGTCCAGAAGCAGAGCTTTCATCAAATATTGGCGACTCTGTAAAAATGGCTAGCACTGCAACTCTTATGTATAAAATGTTTAGGCGCGTTAGCCAGATACTCTCGGTAACACAATCTACGTTCATTGCGCTAACTCATATGATCTCTAATCCCAGCCCAGGCATTGGAAAAAGAAGCTTTTCAGTTGGAGGCAACGCTCCTCAATACGGCGCATCGGTCTGGATTGAAGCGCCTTGGAAGACAGACATAAAAGATAACGCTGATAATAAAATAGGCCAGATAGCCAACTTCACAGTTGTTTCATCAGCCCTAGGCGCGCCGGGGTCTATGGTTCCGGTACCTATCATTTACGGAAAAGGAGTAGATGAAGAAGTAGACCTGTTTAATGTGGCTCAAGATTTTGGCTTGATCAGCAGGGCTGGAGCTTGGTATTCTATTGAACCATCCACGTTTGGAATCGAACAGGAGCAAATAAAACTTCAAGGACAATCTTCGGTAATTAACCTATTAAAAACTAACAGAGAAATCTACAATGCTATTGACTCACACATACGGTCAATGACAATATCGGAGACACTAAATGAAAGTACGATCAATACGCAACCCGGAGATACTGACGACTTGGGACTTAAAGCCGAGCAAGTGGCCCCTTAAATCCAAGGCCTCGTGTCGCTCCTCTATCCAACATGAAGTCGGCGTTTATCTAGATAAGCGATTTCCGTTCGACCCCCTCTTGGAAGATGTAGGAATTCCCGAAAGTCGAATGTCCCTAGATTTCTTTTTACCACAAAGAATGATGGCCGTGGAAGTTCAAGGCATTCAGCATTTTCAAATGAATCCTTTTTTCCACAAGACCAAGGCTGATTTTGAGAACCAAAAAAAGAGGGACGTAGACAAGTCTTTTTTTTGCGAGTTAAATAACATTGAGCTAATTGCGATTAAATCTGTGGAAGAACTAAGGGAGATGTTTAATGATACCAACAAAAGCTGAAATACAGGAAAAGATGGCGGAGTTTAAAAAGGGACTAAAGCTTGTCAATCTGCAGATACCTTCAGAGATAGAGTCAATTTTAAGTCACGGAAGAGAGTATCTTAAAAAATCTCCACGAGAAGACCTTTGCGTAGACTCGGTAAGGCTGGCACAATACAGCCTGTATTTAAGATCTGAAATGAATAGACTTAAGTCTAACGTGTATTGGTGCGAGGCTAATATTAACAGCATCATTGGTAGGGAAACCAACAATACCGAGGGGTACGGATTAAAAGAAAAATCGCTTGTAATAATAAGAAATGATCCCGTGGCTAGGGATCTTGAGGGAATCAAAACGCTTTGTGAAACACAGCTAATCTCTCTAGAAGACTTAGACAGGAAGGTAGATTTTATATCGTCCTGTATGAAAAATCTATCCTTCGAAAGGAGAACGTAATGAATGTCCAAGAAGCAAAATTAGATTATTGTGACGTGCTAATACGGCCGAAGAGGTCAACCCTCGCGTCTCGAAAAGATGTCGATTTATATAGAACATTTAAATTCAAGAACGGTAAGGTGTGGAGAGGCGTTCCTATTGCGGCCGCAAATATGGATACTACTGGCACTCTTGAAATGGCAAGAGTTCTTTCTGAGTTTGATATGTTAACTTGTGCAAGTAAGCATATCGACGCCTGGGACACAGACGAAGATTTTAAAAACCGTAACATAGCAGTTTCATTCGGGATGGGTGAAGATGATGAAGCTTGGTTATTTTCTGATAAGACGGGATGTAACGAATTCACACAACACAAAGATTTCTTTTGCCTAGATGTGGCAAACGGATATACACAACGGTTCATTGATTATGTCAAGAATGTTCGCGAGCGCTGGCCAGAGAAAATTATTATCGCAGGGAATGTAGTAACAGGAGAAATGGTGGAAGCCCTTCTTTTGGCAGGAGCAGATATTGTAAAAATTGGCATAGGCCCAGGGAGCGTCTGTACTACTCGACTAGTAACGGGAGTGGGGTATCCTCAGCTATCGGCGGTAGCAGAATGCGCTGATTCAGCTCATGGCATGGGGGGTTACATCATGGCGGACGGCGGATGCGCCTGTACAGGAGATGTGTGCAAGGCATTTGGGGCGGGAGCTGATTTTGTTATGCTAGGAGGCCTGTTGTCTGGACACGATGAGTGTGAGGGTGATGTTATCACAGATACTTGTAGTGGGGAGAGACATAAAGTTTTTTATGGAATGTCCAGTAAAACAGCCATGAACAAGCACAGTGGAGGAGTGGCAACATATCGAGCCTCTGAAGGCAAAACTGTTAAGGTTAAATACAAAGGTCCTGTTTCGGATACCATCACTGGTATTCTGGGAGGAATGAGGTCAGCCTGCACATACGTTGGTGCCTCAAAAATAAAATACTTGCCTAAATGTACTACTTTTATAAAAGTTAACAGGCAATCAAACGAGGTATACAAATGAATATTAAAGAAAATTTAAAAATTGCGATAGAGTCATCTGACTGGAAGGGAGTTTGTGAAATTTACCAATCGATGTTTGGTGAAACAATTAACGCTCCTGTTGTAAACAATAGCGCTATAAGTAAACCTCTTTTAGAGCGAATAAGCAAAGGGCTTAGCGATATTCAATGCATGGTAGAATTAGATTATTCTGAACAAGAATATGACAGCTTTGTTGTTATAGACGAAAACGATGAAAACGACGAGGTCGATACGGAGGAAGATCAAGAAGATTTTAATGACCCTTCCGCTGTAGTCTCCTCATCGTCTTCTGAATGGGAAAAAGGCGTGAGTGTTGACTTTATATCAAGCACTGACTTTTCTTTACCTGAGGACCAAATAGAGGGGTACGGCCAGGCTTTGGAAGCCCACAAAAAAAGAGCGAGGTCTGTCCGAGAGTCTTATAAGGCTCATATTATAAAATGTTCAAAGTGTGGCGTAGAGTTTGACTATAATAAAGAATACCCTGCCGGTATGCTGGACTCCTCCAGAGGAATTAAATGCAACAAATGTCGAATGATAGCGTGAAACAAGAAGCCTGCTCTGATGGAATATCGGAAGAGAGTA